TGGAATCCAGAAATATGAAAAGCCGCTTTATTGCAGAGCAGGCAACATTCTTCCATGCTAGCTTTTAACAGTTACATCATGCTTGGAAAGGATTCATGGTGAAAACTTTTAAAACTTTCAGCAAAGCGGGAATACGTTTCGCAATACTCACTACGCTGGGAATAGTTCTGATGATTGTTGCCAAACCGCAGAACGCAGCGGCAACCACCACCTGCATGCAAGCTTGCTTATCGGCTCTTCAGGCTTGCGACCGTGCCTGCGGCTCACCTCCCCAAATTTCAGCCTGTACTTCCGTATGCGTTACTAAATTTAGCAGTTGTAGCGAGCTGCAATTAGAATCGTACATCGCAAGCAGCATAGGGGCCGGGGGTCTATCACTGGCCTTTTGATTACAAGACAGTCCTGTAGGCAACATATCCCTCCCAGATACGCTGTCACAGAATTAGTGCCTGAAATTTATTTCCTGCTGCCTCAACAGCTTAGCGAATCTGGCAAAACACCAATTGACAGCCCGGCAACCCGCGTTCTATCTTGACACTCCAAAGCGAATAAGAAGCGAATCAGGTTTGCCCAGCCATGTCATCCGTTGCCCTTGTCCGTTCCCAGATCGAACGCCGCATTCCCGGTGCTCTCACCATTTACGAGCGCCGTATGCCAGAAGTATTTCCAAGTGGCATTGCCGCTGTTGATAGTGAGACAGGAGGCATCCCAAAAGGAGCGTTGACACAAATTTGCGCTCCGGCAGGCGTCGCGTCCGGTCGAACGTCTCTGCTCTTGTCACTGCTGGCCCAAGTCACCGGCAAGGAACAGTTTTGCGCCGTGGTGGACGCGAGTGATTCTTTTGATCCTGAATCTGCGGATGCAGCGGGAGTGTGCCTGTCGCGCTTGCTTTGGGTTCGGTGCATTGAGCGCGGAATGAAGGCAGTTGAGCAAGCATTCAAGGCAACAGACATCCTCTTGCAGAACGGCGGCTTTGGAGTGATCGCGGTTGACTTGGGAAATTTCGATGAGCGGTTAGTCAGAAAAATCCCGCTCACTACCTGGTTCCGCTTCGCCCGCGTCATGGAAGCCCTGCCAACCGCATTGGTGATTCTGCTGTCTTACTCTGCCGCTCAAAGCTGTGCGGGATTGACGCTGAACATGGGTGCATCCGTGGAATGGTCGAGCACGGGTGCTATGTCACATACCCGACTGGTTTCAAATGTAACGTTCAACGTAGAGGTCAGCCGCACACGCACAAAGAAGCCTGTTCAAAGCGCAAGGAACAATTTCACCGTAAGACCGCAATGGGCGTGAATCATGTTTGGCTGCATTTACGTCTTCGACTTCCCCGTGCAAGCGGCATTGCTCCGCGAATCAAATACGCTACCAACTGCTTTGCTGGATGGTCCCGAATCACTCTTGAAGATTGTGGCTTGTAACGCAGCCGCCAGAGCTGCTGGCGTCCGTGTCGGCATGACAAAGCTGCAAGCGGAAGTCTGCTGCGTTTCGCTCAGGCGGCGAGTGCAAGAGCATGAGGATGTTGCTCAGAGTGAGCTGATCGATTGCGCGTATAACTTTTCACCACGCATTGAGGCCACAAGCGCCGGAACAATCATCATTGACCTTGCCGGGTCGGAACGTCTGATGGGAACTGGCCAGACCATTGCTCAGGTCATTCTCGCCGAGGTCACTAAGCGCGGATTTCAATGCAATGTAGCTATTGCCAGCAATCCTGATACAGCACACTACGCAGCAAGAGGCTTTAAAGGCATCACGATTATTGAGCCAGGCGACGAAGCTCTGCGTTTAGGCAGATTGCCTGTACAAGTTTTGGGACTTGAATCTAACATTCTCGAAATCTTTGAGGCATGGGGGATCAGAACACTCAAAGCCCTTGCTGCACTACCTTCCATTGAATTGACGGAAAGGCTTGGTCAATTCCGTCTGCATCTTCAGAGACTGGCCAGAGGCACGGTCATGCGCGAGTTGGTGCCTGCCCCATTACCACCCTCTTTCCAGGAAAGCACAGAACTGGAAGAGCCGATTGAATTGCTGGAACCATTGGCCTTTGTGCTCAATCATCTTTTAGAGCAGATGATGAATCGGCTGATTGAAAGATCGCTGGCCACAGATCAACTCGAAATTGAACTAACTCTGGAACTCCATTCTGACCGCGACGTAAACGCTTCGGTATGCTGTACTACTCTCACCACATACCAACGTACGCTCAAACTGCCGGTGCCAACCCAGGACGGCAAGGTGCTTCTTAAGCTGGCCCAGATCGATCTTGCCGCTCATCCGCCGCATGCACCCGTAAAGAAGATAAAGATTGAAGCTATACCGGCCCGCGTTCGATACGCCCAGGCGGGATTGTTTCAGCCATTAGCGCCGGAACCGGCAAAGCTCGAAATCTCAATGGCCCGCATTCGTGCCGTGGTGGGTGAGAAGGATTCTCAGAACCGGCAATTAGTCGGCTTCCCTGCTCTTCTTGATTCACATCGTCCAGACCATTTCCAGGTGACGCTGCCAGCCACCAAACACCGTGAGACTCATCCATCAGCAAAGCTGGCATTGCGCAGATTCCGCCCTGTTATTCCTGCAAGAGTGGAGTTGAACGCAGAGCATGAACCTTTGTGGATTGGATTCGCACGGAAAAAAGCACGGGTCATTGGTGTATCTGGGCCGTGGCATAGCTCTGGAGCATGGTGGGATGCTGCTGGTGAGTGGCAGCGGGAAGAATGGGACATAACCCTCAATCTGGATGGTCACACGGCCCTCTATCTTGTATTCCGCGATCTACAAACAAAAAGCTGGTTCGTTGAAGGGATGTACGACTGAGCCATGCAATATGTGGAATTACATTCCAGGTCTGCGTTCTCTTTTCTTCAAGGCGCTTCTTTACCCGAAGCCCTTGCGTTAACTGCTACCGGGTTAAATATACCGGCAATGGCCTTGTTGGACCGTGATGGCTTTTATGGCTCCGCCCGATTTCACATGGCGGCAAAGAAGACGGGTATTAGTGCTCATGTTGGAACCGAGCTGAGCATCAGCGGCGATACAGGCACAGTTAACTATCCGGTGCTCTGTGAGTCCCAGGCCGGATACCAGAATCTTTGCCGCCTAATCACACGTTCCAAATTGCGGGTTCCGAAACATGCCGCGAGTTCGGCGCAGTTTTGTGAGCTGGAAGAACATGCGGCTGGCTTGATCTGTCTGACAGGCGATGAACAAGGGCCTTTTGCTCATGCTCTGAGAACCGGCGGGATGAATGCGGGTCGCAACCTGCTAGCTAAACTCGTATCTGTCTTTGGCCACAAGAATGTTTATGTCGAATTACAGCGGCACTTTCACCGGGAACAAGAGCAGCGTAATCAGTGCGCGATTTCATTAGCGCGAGAGCTGGGCTTGCCATTGTTGGCGACCAATGGTGTTTGTTATGCGACGGCTCCTGATCGTGAAGTGCTGGACGTGTTCACCTGTATCAAGAACAAGCGGCAATTGGCGACAGGAGGGCAGCTTTTGTGTGCCAATGCTGAGCGTCACATCCGCACGCCTGCGCAAATGGCAAGATTGTTCGCAGATATTCCAGAAGCCATCACGAACACGGTTGAGCTGTCATCACGTTTGCAATTCACGCTCAAAGACCTGGGCTACAAGTTTCCGAATTATCCGGTGCCATCCGGCAAAACGATGAATTCATTTCTTTACGCCAGAACGTGGGAAGGAGCGCGTAAAAGATACCAGCCGATCACGGACAAAGTGCAAATCCAGCTCGACCGCGAACTGAAGCTAATAGCGAAGCTGGGGCTGGCTGGATATTTCTTGATCGTCTGGGACATTGTGCGGTATTGCAATCAAAACGGCATTCTGGTCCAAGGCAGAGGATCGGCTGCCAACAGTGCAGTCTGTTATTCCTTGGGCATTACTGCTGTTGATCCAATCGGCATGGACTTGCTCTTTGAAAGATTCTTATCTGAGGAGCGCGGCGAGTGGCCGGATATCGATCTCGACCTACCCTCAGGTGATGACCGCGAGAAGGCTATTCAATATGTCTATCAGCGATATGGGCAGCTCGGTGCCGCGATGACAGCAAACGTCATTACCTATCGTGGACGGCTGGCAGCTCGTGAGGTTGGCAAGGTCTTTGGCTTCGACACGGAAACTCTGAATCGCGTGTCTGCTCTGGTAGGCAATTTTGAATGGCGCGGACCAAATGACACGCTGGACCGGCATTTCACGACTGCTGGTTTCGATCTGACTCAAAAGCGAATCTCTAAATATCTCGACCTCTGCTTGCGTCTTCAAGATATACCACGTCACCTGAGCCAGCACAGTGGCGGTATGGTGATCTGCCAGGGTCAGCTTGATTCGGTGGTTCCGCTGGAACCAGCGACCATGCCAGGCCGCGTGGTTGTGCAATGGGACAAAGATGATTGTGCCGACCTGGGCATAGTGAAAGTGGATTTGTTGGGCTTAGGAATGATGGCTGTGCTTAAAGATTCCATCAACCTTATTCGCGACCATTACCATGAAGAAGTTGACTTGGCGCATCTGCCGGCAGATTCTCCCGACATTTACGGTGTAATTCGCGAAGCTGACACCATTGGCATGTTCCAGATTGAAAGCAGGGCACAAATGGCATCCTTGCCACGGAACAATCCAGAAAAGTTCTATGATTTGGTGACACAGGTTGCGCTGATCCGGCCTGGGCCAATCACAGGAGCGATGACAGCTCCATACCTGAAGCGCCGACAAAAGAAGGAACTTGTCACCTATCCTCATCCCTCTCTCGAGCCGGTTCTAAAACGCACGTTGGGTGTTCCTCTATTCCAAGAGCAGCTTCTGAGAATGTCGATGATCTGTGCCAACTTCACAGGCGGCGAAGCCGAAGAACTGCGCCGGGCACTCGGTCACAAGCGTTCCAAGAAGCGAATGATGGAAATAGAAATCAGGCTGCGTAATGGGATGACTCAGAATGGAATAACTCCCAAGGCGCAGGATGAAATTGTCCAGTTCATCACGTCATTCGCGCTCTATGGCTTTCCAGAGTCGCACTCAGCCAGTTTTGCCTTGATCGCCTATGCCAGTGCTTTTCTGAAAGTGCGATATCTGGCTGCATTCACGGCGGCGCTGTTGAACAATCAGCCCATGGGCTTTTACTCACCGGCAACCTTGGTAAAAGATGCGCAGCGACACGGACTCAAAGTAAAGCCAGTGGATGTCACCCGGTCTCATTGGGATTGTTCGCTGGAGGAGTTGGATGGAAAGATTGAGATGCGCCTGGGGCTGCGGTACGTGCGAGGGCTGCAACAAATAGCCGGTGAGGCATTGGCCCAGGCTCGACTTAAGCGGCCATTTGCGTCAATTGAAGAACTTGCTCGAAGAGTACCTGAGTTGAGTCCCGGCAACCTGCGAATGCTGGCCCAGATTGGAGCAATGAATACGATTGGCGGTATAGGACTGCATCGACGGGATGCACTATGGCAGGTAGAGAAGGCAAGCCAGCGTGTCGGATCTCTGCTGGAAGGGGTGATTGAAAAAGATACGGCTTCGCCACTCGCGCAAATGGAAACGGAAGAGCGGCTGGTATCCGACTATCACGGAACGGGCCTAACCACTGGTCCGCACCCCATGTTCTACAGGCGCACAGAGATGCGAAGGCTGAATATCAAGTCTGCTGCTGAGTTGAGAGCAATGCCTAACGGAAAAAGGGCCATTGTTGCTGGTGCAGTGATTACCCGGCAACGGCCAGGAACCGCAAGCGGTCTGATCTTTTTGACGATGGAAGATGAAACCGGCTATGCGAATGTGATCGTCATGCCACACATTTATGAGAAGTATCGACAGGCTGTTTTAGAGCCAAGGTTCGTCCGGGTGTCAGGGACGGTACAGAACCAGGACGGAATCGTCCATTTGAAGGCAGAGCACGTAGAGGCATTAGTGGTCAGCGCGGCTTCAATGTCATCGCATGATTTTCATTAATTACGAAATTCATTTTAGCTGTTATGGCGGTGGCGTTCACCAGACGACTGTACAACTGGTTTGGGCTCTTGCCTCCTGCAGTCGGCACATCCCTGTACGGAATCAATATAGCCGGCACCAGTTATCTCCGGACATCATGCACCGCAGTAACCTGCAGGAAAACCCATGGTGGGGAACGGCTTTCTTGTTCTCAGGATTTGGTCGTTGGAAGAACTCGCCGTTGTGGCAAGCTGACAAAACCCGCCTTTCGGCGGGTTCTGGTTTGTTTTTGATTTAGTGTTTTTGTCGGGACTCTGGCAGTGGCGTCTTAAGTCTCTTTTCCATTGCCATGCGGACTTTTCCGAATTGCGCCCAATCATCGTTTTCCGCCGAGTCTAGGGAGCTTAGCAGGGCCGTGTTAATTCCGAGCTGAATTTCCTGAGTCATCCCGCGCATGTCTTTCAGGTCTTGCGCAGTCAATAAGGGTTTCAGTTCATCGAGCCTCATAACGATCAAGTGAAATGAGCGATTCAGCAGGAACAGACGGCGGTAAATGCCCATCCGTTCCTCGCTGGTAAAATTGACATCAGCCATTGTCGCCTCTCATCGGTTGCTTTGGTTAGGGGCGCGTTTCGGCTACAACCGGAGCGCGTCCCGCTTGTGTGTCTATAGCTTCCATTGGCTGAGAAATGCAACCAGAATTACAGGGTGCCCCAGCTATTCTTTTACGGCTTACCGCCCGAGTTTAAGTCTAAGAAGGCTGCATTCCACTGGTTCATGGGAGGTCCTAATAAATGGGGCTTTTCCAATTCATGCTCGACGCCCATTTTTCTGTGACATCAGCTTTTCATGTTCCTGACGGTAATAGTGGAAGATCCCCATTCCAGGTCCCCAGTATCCCTGCCTGACCCAATCCAAAGCCTGGGAGGTGGAATCAGCCTGGTCGTCGTGTTTCGCTTTGGGAAAAGTAGTCAATTCATGCAGGTATTCAGGCAGCCACTCCGCCTTCTCCGGCAGGTGGACGAATCCATTCTCAATTGTGCTGCTGACAGTGTGTAGACGCATAATCTTGTCCATCGTCGGCTCATAGCGTCTTACACCATGAACTCGCTCATGGACCAGTTCCTGAATCAACTGGGTGCCAGAGGCCTTATCTTCAATGATTATTTCTTTAGCCTGATGCGTCACAGCCTGCTCCACGACCGCGCGCTTCAGTGCGGGGTAATCCATGCGCCGCCGAAGGACATGGAGCAAGTAAATGTGCTTCTCCTTTACTCCCCAGGTGGTGCAGACGCTATAGTCGCTCAAATCCGTGGGTTTGTTGGCCGTGTCCCAGCTCTGGAAAACCATTTCAAACTTAGGCGGCAGTTCATTCGGCTTGTATGTCTTGAACCAGCCGGATTTGACCATGCCGCCACCGAGCGGAGCTGGTGCCTGCTGGTACTGACCGGCAAAATTGTATTCCCCTTGGATTTCGCGGATGTCCTGGAGGATCTCGAGCGACTCCCGCTCCGGATGCAATGCCTCACCCGCGCGCCGATGGAAACGCCGGCCACCTAAGACCGTATCAGTGACATAGGATTCGTCCTCTTCAGCGATGGCGGGAAATCGCAACACTTTCCAATTACCATTCTGGTTGAGCACGTGGCCGACCAGGTCATCCTCATGCAGGCGCTGCATGATAAGGATGATGCAGCCAGTCTTTTTGTCGTTGAGCCGGCTGTAAAGTGTGTGGTCGTACCATTCATTTGCGCGTGTCCGCTGGGTCTCAGACAGCGCTTCATCCGGTTTCAAAGGGTCATCAATAATGATGAAATCAGCACCACGGCCAGTCAATACACCGCCGACTGAGGTCGCCAGCCGAACGCCCTTCTCGGTGGTCATGAATTCATGCACGGCCTTCCGGTCGGACGAGAGGCGAGTGGAAAAGATGGACCGATAGAAGTCGCTTGAGAGCACAGAGCGGCAGTCACCTGCATGCTTGTTGGCCAGATCCTGACCGTAGCTGGCGCAGATGATTTGAGCACTGGGGTTGTGCCCCATAAGCCATGCCGGGAAGGCGACTGACGCCGCCTGGGATTTAAGGGAGCGCGGGGGAACATTAATGATCAGCCGCTTGGTTTCTCCCCGCCAGCAGGCCTCCAATTCAGAAGCAATGACTTCAATGTGCCAATTGGGGCTGAACTCGGTGTCGCGGTTGAGTTCATGAAAGGTACGTGCAATGAACGCGTAAAGGCTCCTACGCAAGAGAGCAGCATATTCATTTTTTGTCAGGTTCAACATCTCCACCTCCGTTGCCGGGCTGTTCAAAGCGGCTAAAGATTCCCCTTAAGACCTTCTGGTCTACCTCGGCTATGACGGATGTCGAAGTGGTGGCCTCAGGAGAGCGCTCCTCGGCAGAGCGGGCGAGAGCTGCCAGTTGTTGCAATGCGCGGAGATCTCCCGACGCCGCTTTGTTGACCAGTTGCTTGACCGCCGCCTCAAGCTTGGTAATGGTCTTGCGGCGTCCGTTTTCGTTGATGACAACTTTCTCATGCAGCGTCTTCTCCAGCACCATGGCCAGATTGCGCTTGCCCTTGGGACGTCCTTTGGGATTTCCGGAGTGGCCTTTCTTGAACTGCGTGCTCTGCGGCGGATTGCGATAACCAATTTTCTCGTCACTGCTCATCGACATGGCCGGCCTCCTTCTCTAATTCCGTGAATGTCCGGCCTGATAAGGCGTGGACCGCGGACTGGCCGGAGAAAGCCTGCCAGCGGCGAACGATTGTGTCGACGTAAACGGGATCGATCTCGATGCCATAGCAGACACGGCCGGTCCGTTCAGCCGCGATGATGGTGGTGCCGCTCCCCAGGAATGCATCAAGTATCAAGTCGCCCCGTCCAGAGCAATCCATGATCGCGTCGGCCACCAGGGCCACGGGCTTGACGGTCGGATGGAGCGCCAGCAAATTGCCTTCTTCAGTCGAGCGAGAGAAGGAATTCACGCCGGGATAGTGCCAGACGTTGCTGCGATATCGTCCATACTGGCCAAGCTGAACATTGTTACGGTGTGATTCTTTGCCATGCTTGAAAACGAAGACGAGTTCATGCTGGCTGCGGTAGAGCGATCCCATTCCGGCGTTGTCTTTGGTCCAGACGCAAACGTTTTTGAGTTCACTGTAAGCCTGTTTGCCGGCTGTGAGCAGTTCGCCCAGGTGACGCCAATCCATGCAAACGAAGTGGATTGATCCATCAACGCTATGCGAAGCCAGCAAGGAACAGACTCGACTGAGGAAATCAGTAAACTCCGCCGGGCTCATCTCGCCCGAAGCCATTTTGAAGTCTTTGTGTTGAATGGTTCCCAACCCAGTAGCATGTCCATCAATGCGAACGTTATAAGGGGGATCGGTGAAGACCATCGCGGCCTTGGCATCTCCCATCAGCGCGGCATATGTCGGCTGATTCAAAGAGTTACCGCAATAGACCTTATGGCGGCCCAATTGCCACAGATCTCCCACCTTGCTCACCTGAATTCCGATCACAGCCTCCGGCACGGCATCAGCAGGGTCGTCCTCGCCCTCGGGCGCGGGAGCCAGGTTTTCCACCATGACGTCAATTTCGCCCATCTCGAAGCCAGTGGCCTCGAGGCTGAAATCCAGCTCAACCTCAGATAGGTCTTTGAACTGCTGAGCCAGTAAGCGGTCGTCCCATGTGGCGTTTTCGGTGAGCCGGTTATCGGCGATCATGAAGGCGCGTGCCTGGGCCTCGGTCAGATGCTCGAGGCTGATAGTCGGCACCTCCACGATGCCGAGTAATTGACAGGCCTGCAGCCGCCCGTCGCCGGCGACGACCTGCATTTCGGCATCGACCAACAGCGGCACGTTGAAGCCGAAGGCCTCGATGCTGCGGGCGATCTGTTGCACCTGTTTTTCACTGTGCAGCCGAGGGTTCTTCGGGTCCAGCTTCAGGGTGCCTGTCGCCCGGTATACGATAGCCAGATTTTGCTTGGACGTGAAAGCCGTCGCCGTGCCGACTTGAGAACTGAAGACCGCACCTTTTAGATTTTTGCCCATCTCTTACCCCCCTTGCACGTGGTATCGAGCTTTAACGTACGGTGGGGGTCAGAATTTGGATAGGCAACAAAAGCGATCCTTTTTGGCTATTTTGTTTCCGCGATCATGCCGGGAGGATAATTGCGGGACGCTAGGGCGACGGCAGCGGGATTTCTGGTCTTAAAATGCTCTAAAGTCTTGCGAAGCTGCTCTTCCGTGATTGGTTCCTTCGTTGGCTTTCCGTGGGCCTCAAAACCAGCGTTTACCAAATGCGCCAGTGTGGTGTATGTGATCTTCCGCCGCAAGGCGGACTCGAGAAACAACTGACAATCGTACAGACCCAGGTGAGACCGGTCGCGGCCGTGTCGTTTAGTTCCATAGGCCTCTTTGCATCTTCCAAGCTGTGCGGCAAGTTCAACCGCCAGAGTGCTGAGATACAGGGTCTCTGTCTCACGGCCAAGATCGCGATAAAGACCGATCGCCTCGTTGATCCCAGCGATTGCAGTCTCCAGTCTTTTCTTGTGCTCGGCTCCCCTCGTCTTGCGCGCCTTATAGAGCCGGTCTGAAATGTCCTTGTCTACATAGGATCTGATTTTGACGGCGCACATTCGGACCAACGGCTCATTTTTCACAATTGCCGCAATTACGCTGTCGAGGCTGATGTAATCCCGCTCCAAGATTGCGATGAACCGGTCGTCCCACCGTGGAGTGCCGGCAGTATTCTCGTCTTTGGTCGGTAGTTTTCTGGCCATAATCGGAGTGTGCTTGCGAACTCCCAATTCTAATCTTTGCACTTAGTCAACATGAACTGACCCAAAAATAAGCAAGAATCGGGCGAGAGAACGCGCTTGACTGTCCGCCTAACCAGAGCGTCAATGTCCACAGCAGCTATATATAAGGATACCGCTCGACATGGACGTTTCTGAACGCCTGAAAACCCTGCCCGGAATGAGCAAAGTCGCCCTATCCCATCTTTGGGAAGAACTCTTCAACAAACCCGTTCCAGAACGAATTCGCAAGGAGCTGATGGTACGCATCATCGCCTACCGGATGCAAGAACAAGCTTTCGGAGGGCTTAATTCCAAAACCCGCCGCCGCCTTGATCAGATTGCTGGCGCGCTGGGCAAAAGCCCGAATGCCGCGATCGCGAACATGGCTCGATCAAAACCTGGAACCCGCCTGATCCGGTCATGGCAAGGCAAGACTCACACGGTGACGATTGAACAGTCCGGCTACCAATACCAGGGCCGTCAATATCGGAGTCTCTCGGAGATCGCGCGGCATATCACCGGGACGCAATGGTCGGGACCGCTGTTCTTCGGGCTGAAATCCCGCAAATTAACCATCAAGGAAGGAGCAAATGCCAGCTGACAGCAAATCAGTCATCCGTTGCGCGATCTACACGCGCAAGTCCTCGGAGGAGGGTCTCGATCAGTCGTTCAATTCCCTGGAAGCCCAACGAGAGGCATGCGAAGCTTATATTGCTAGCCAGAAACACGAGCGCTGGCGCGGTATTACCACGCACTATGATGACGGGGGCTACTCGGGTGGCTCGATGGATCGCCCGGCACTCGGTCACTTGCTGGCCGACATTGATGCCGGGAAGGTCGACACCGTAGTCGTATATAAGGTCGACCGCCTGACACGATCGCTGGCTGATTTTGCAAAAATCATCGAGCGTTTCGACGCCGGCCAAGTCAGCTTCGTGTCCGTCACCCAGCAATTCAATACCACCACCTCGATGGGCCGGCTGACCTTAAATGTCCTGCTCTCCTTTGCTCAGTTTGAGCGCGAGGTTACCGGAGAACGCATTCGCGACAAGATCGCGGCCTCAAAGCGAAAAGGCATGTGGATGGGCGGCATTGTGCCTGTGGGCTACGATGTCCGTGATCGTAAGCTGATTGTTAATGGTGATGAGGCAGACCAGGTAAAAAAGATCTTCCGGTTGTATCTGGAATTAGGCTGCGTGGCCAGGCTGAAGGCCCAACTCGACCGGGATGGCATTAAGAGCAAAGCGAGGCTAAGCCCGTCTGGAATGAGATCCGGTGGAACGTCCTACTCTCGCGGCTCCCTGTACGGCCTCTTGCAAAACCCCATCTACCTCGGCAAGATCCAGCATCGAGATGCAACATATGCGGGAGAGCACGACGCAATTATTCCCCAGGAATTATGGGACAAAGTGCAAGATCGGCTTAGAGCTAACAATAAGATCCGCCGCAGCGGCAGCAACTCCAAGTCCCCCAGCTTGTTGGTAGGGCTGCTCTACGATGAGGAGGGCAACCGATTTACGCCCTCTCATGCCGTGAAAGGCGGCAAGCGGTACCGCTACTATGTTTCCCAGGCCGCAATCCATCATCGTGCAACCGCCAAGGTTGGACCGACCAGAATCCCCGCTCAGGAACTTGAGGGGACTATTTGTCGAAAGCTGCAGGCGCTCCTAAGCTCAGCCGAACAACTTCTGCAGGCAGTTGGCGTCGAGTCAGAAGATGCTGCGATAAGCAAGGCGTTGATCATCGCCGGGAAACATCTTGCAAAGTTATGGCTAGCCAAATCGCCAACCGAACAACGGGAGTTCCTAAGCAACGTAATCGGGCGAATCATTGTACGAGAGACTAGCCTGGAGATCACGATACTTCAGCCAACCATGCGCGAGGTGTTGCTCGGTCATCGGTCAACTCAGCCCGTAAAGCAGGAGCCTTTCCTCGAAAAGGAGAAGAATGTTTTTAAACTTATGATCGATGCGAAAGTAAAGCGTTGCGGCGGCGAAGTGCGGCTCCTTGTTCCGACAGACTCTGCAAATGAGAGCCCCTCACGACCCGTTCCATCGCTAATCAAAGCCGTGGCCCGTGCCCATCGCTGGCCAGAACAGATTATCCACGGCGAACTTAAGGGGCGACATTCGATCGCGCAACGCACCGGCCTCGACGAACGCTATGTCGGCCGAGTTCTACAGTGCGCGTTGTTGGCCCCGGACATCGTAGAGGCCATCCTCGACGGGCACCAGCCGGCAGATCTAGGCATTCAGAAATTGCTGAAAGACCTACCTCTGGATTGGCCGGGACAACGCCGAGTCCTTGGGTTCCCCTCCTGCTAGGGGGAATGCGCCGATTAGCGACGACTACGAGAACAATCGTCTGATCTGCAGA